TGCAGCATTCTCAAAGATCTCAGGAACTGGTCTTGTAACACCTACATTCTAATTTGTATAGTTCGCTATACAATACTTAGAGTAATCTAAGGTGGAGGACAGGCCTACAGACTGCCCCGTTTTGGGCCTGTCCTTCATTTAAAAAAAAGGAAGTTATGAATAAAATTAAAAAGATTCTTAGAATCAAGAAAGAAGCAGCAACTAAGACTCCTCAATTAGAGAGAGCAGTGTTGCCTAAGATAGAGAAGAGGAGTAAATGAGTAGACCTACGCTTGCACAAAGCCAACAGCCTAATAATGTTTACACGACATTAGCAGATGTTAGAAATGCATTGCAAATTGAAGACAGCCTGGATGATAATGATATTCAAGCAGCCATTCTTGCTGCAAGCCGTATGATTGATGACTACTGCCAAAGATCTTTCTATCAAGAAGGAACACTTGCTGCTCCAGTAACTAAAATTTATACACCCGTAAGTCCGTGGTATCTAGAGATTGATGACCTTATTGAACCAACAGAAGTAAGATCAAGAGCAAATCAGTCTGGTCCATTTACACAAGTGTGGAACTTAGATACAGATCTTATGTATGAGCCTATTAATAACCCAGAGACTGGTAAGCCAGTAACTAGACTATTAGCAATTCAGACATATGTATTTCCTTACTTCTTTCCACAGACAGTTAAGGTAACTGGAGTTTGGGGCTGGAAAGAAATACCTTACGAAGTAGAATTAGCCTGCAAGATTCAGGCAGCAAGATTATTCGTTAGAAAGCAATCTCCATTTGGTATTGCAGGATCTGTAGAACTAGGAACAGTTCGTTTGAACTCTCGTCTAGATCCAGATGTTGAGATGCTTCTAAAGACATTCCGTAGAAACTTTGGGTTGGCATTCTAATGGCGATTACCAATGTTCCTGCAGTAAGGGATGCGTTAAAAAATAACCTACAGACAATAACAAACTTGAGAGTCTATGACTTGATTCCAGATGTTATTGTTCCGCCATGTGCAGTAGTAGGACAATTAGATTTCACATTTGATGTTGACAATGCTCGTGGCTTAGACCAAGCATCAGTTGATGTTTATGTGATTGTTCAAAGAATATCAGAAAGAACAGGACAAGACAAACTTGATTTACTCCTGGCTGGAAGTGGTAATGGTTCAATCAAAACTGCTTTAGAGTCAGATAGAACATTGGGTGGCCTTGTTGATACACTGAGAGTTATAAGTGCAGACAGTGGTACATATGTCTCTGGTGAGCAGTCTTTCTTATCATATCGCTATAACCTCACAATCTGGGGCTAAGGAGAAGCAATGGAATATACAGTAATCTCAAACACAACAGTTTGCGGTAAGGTAAATGGTGAGAAACTTACCAAAGATGATATACTTAGTGCAGGAGGAAGTGTTGAACATCTTCTTGCAGCAGGTCATATTAAATCCGCAAATGCATCAAAAGTAACACCAGCAGTAAAAGAAGTACCACAAGCAACACAGCAGGAAGAAGATTTTCCTGTTTTTAACTCAGTAAATAACGAACAAGGAGAAAAATAACCATGGCAAGATTAGTTCTAACCAATGTTGAAGTAACAGTCGCAGGCGTGAGCCTAGCAGATCATATTGCATCCGTAACTCTTGGAAGCACATATGATGTTTTGGAAACAACTGCATTTAAGGGCGGAAATGTTCCACAAGCAGCAAAGACTCGTACACCAGGACTTGTTGACAACTCAGTAACACTTGAGTTCCACCAGGACTTCGCAGTAGGCTCAGTCAATGCAACAATCTACCCACTATTGGGTACAGAAGTAGCAATTAAGGTACAACCAGTAAATGGTGCAATCTCTGCAAGCAATCCTGAATATCAATTTAATGCGATTATTTCAGAGTGGACAGCCCTAAATGGTGCTGTAGGCGAACTAGCCACTGCATCAGTTACATGGCCTATCACAGGTGCAATCGTTGCGGACACAACTCCGTAATCATGGCAAATATAGTTTTAACTAACGCTAGAGTAGTATTCTTAGATGGTTCTGGAACTCAGTATGATTTCAGCGACCACATTTCTAGTGTAAGTCTTGCAACTAGTCACAATATTATTGATGTTACCCCAGTTGCGGCTGGCCAGGAAACTATCTATAAAGAAGTGATTGCAGGCGTTGGAACTAATTCAGTAAGTTTTGATTTCTATCAGGATTTTGCTAACGAGTCTGTGGAGGAATTTTTTAATGGAAGACCTCCATATACCGTATATCCAATTCGTGTAGGAACAAAAGTTAATTGCAGAGTAAGACCAAAAAATGAGGCTATCTCTGCATCAAATCCAGAATATAGATTTTCAGTACTAATAACGGACTGGACTTCGTTAAGTGCTGCAGTTGGTGCATTGAGTACTATCTCAGTGGAGTGGCCTATATCTGGTGCAATTACTAAGGTTATAACACCTTAAACAAACATATCCTAGAAAAGGGGCAAAAAAATGGACGGACTAAAGATAAAAGTAAAGACTAGCGATGGAGATGAAGGAGTTTACTCACTTCGCCCAAAGACACTTGTTGCATTTGAACAGAAATTCGGCAAGGGCTTTGCTAAGTTGCTAACTGAAGACCAGAAGTTAGAGCATATCTACTTCCTGGCTTGGGGTGCGATGAAGGATGCTGGTAAGGTTGTAAAACCTTTTGGCGATGCTTTCTTAGACACACTAGATAGTGTGGAACTAGATTCAGACCCAAATTCAGAATCCACAGAAACAGCCTAACCTATACGGTAGCAATGATTTCTGTGGAGACTGGAATATCTCCTAACGATTTGCTTGAGGCACCAGACGGTATACTTGAAGCAATAGTTATTTACATGAAAGAAAAGAATAAGGATGCAGGTGGCAAATGAGTAAAGATGTTTTTGTGTTAAAGGGCGTTAAAGAGACACTAAAAGCATTGGAAGCGTTTGACAACGCTGCAGTAAAAGAGTTTAATAAAATAATTAATAAAGAACTCAATACTGCAAAGAAAGAAGCACAAAGCGAAGTCAAGTCTAATCCTCCACTAAGTGGATGGAAAACTCAGCCACCTGCTAATCCTCGCTCTCGTGGTGGTGCTGGTTGGCCTGCTTGGGATCAAAGCGTTATCAAGGCAGGTATAACAGTCTCAAAGGCTGAGGGCAGAGCAAGAAGAGATTATACAACCAATGCTGGTGCACTAAAGAACAGATCAGCAGCAGGTGTAATCTATGAATTAACTGGTAGAGAAAACACATCTGCTGGTAAAAATAAATTTATAAGCAATTTGAATAAAGAAACTTTTAAGCCATCACGCTTGATCTGGAAAGTAGTAGATAAGCGTAGAGATCAAATTGAAAGAAACATCTTTGCAGCGTTTGAAGATGTTAAGAATAACCTACAAAGAAACTTGAACAGGAGCGTAAACTAAGATGGCCACAGCAGCAGTAGTCGCACGAATCCTGACCCAGTATTCTGATGTAGGTTCTAAAGCAGCACAAAAAGATATAGCAAGATTAGAAAAGAAGATTAGTGCATTTGGAAAGAAGGCTGTTAAGTCATTTGCTCTTGCAGGAGCAGCCACTGCTGCATATGCAGTCAAACTTGGAATAGATGCTGTAAAGGGTGCAGCAGCAGATGAAAAGCAACAAGCAGCACTTGCCATGGCTTTACGCAATACCACAGGTGCCACAGATGCTGCAATTAAGGCTAATCAGGAATATTTAGATTCTCTTGAACTACAAGTTGCAATTGATAATAATCAGTTAATACCTGCTCTTCAGCAGTTAGTTACAGCAACAGGAGATCTTGGTCAAGCACAGTCTCTATTAAGTTTGTCAACAGACCTTGCTGCTGCTTCAAATTTAGATTTAGGCACTGTTTCAGGAATTCTTACTAGAGCAGTAAATGGAAATGTTGACGCATTAAAGAAACTTAAACTTCCTCTTGATGAAGATGCATTGGCAGCAAAGGATCTTGGAGCACTACTGGTTGGCTTGGCCAATGTTTCCAAAGGGCAGGCTGCAGCAGCAGCAAATACTTTTGCGGGTAGATTAGAAACACTAAGATTAAGATTTGCTCAAGCATCAGACAAATTAGGTATTGCATTAATGCCTGCCTTAATACTTCTTGCAGACTACATTGAAAATAAAGTAGTTCCAATGCTTGATATTTGGATTACAAAGAATGAAGATGAACTAAATGAGGCTCTTCAAGGAACTGTAGGAAACATTAAAGAAGTAGTGGATGCTTT